ATGAGGAAATACAACAAGTGAACCACCAAGTTGTTTAAATGGTGGATCTGGTGGTGGAATGGGAGTAGGAGGAGTTGGAAACCCAGGTACTCCTGGAGGATTAGGTAATCAACCTCCTGTAAGTCCTCCTCAAGGAAGTAATGGTGGATCAGCACAACACATATCAAACGGAGGATCTGGTGGTGGCGGCGGTGCTACGGCAGCCGGAGGAAATGGTTCTGGTAGTGTGCCTGGAACAGGTGGAACAGGTGGAGCTGGAGCAACTTCTAGTATTAATGGAACACCAACAGCAAGAGCTGGCGGCGGTGGCGGCGGTGGAGATTCAGGAAACCGACCCGGAGGAACAGGTGGCGGTGGAGCTGGTCAAGCAGCCGGAACAGTTAATACTGGTGGCGGTGGTGGTGGAACACACAATCCAGGAGGACAAGGTGGAGCAGGTGGTTCAGGAATTGTAATAATAAGGTATAGGTTTCAATAATTATGACTAGTACAATAAAAGTAAATACAATACAAAATACATGTGGAGCAGACATTATAAAAGAGTCTAGCAACACGATAACTCTTGGAGCAAGTGGAGATACAATAACACTAGCATCGGGAGCATCACAAACAGGATTTGGTAGAACAGGAGCAGTTGACTGGCAGACCACAGAAAAAACATCAGATTTTACAGCTGTAAATGGTCAAGGATTTTTTGTAGATACAACAAGTGGAACGGTAACGGTAACTTTACCATCTTCACCTAGTGCAGGAAACATTGTAGCTATTTCAGATTACAATTCTAAAGCTGCAACTAATGCTATTACAATAGCAAGAAACGGATCTAACATTAATGGAGCTGCTAGCAATCTAACAATTTCTAAAGCTAATTCAGCAGTTGAATTAGTATATGTTGATTCAACAGCTGGTTGGCAGACAGTAACTACTTCAAATGTATCTGATATATTAAATACAAACCTTGTGGCAAGTGGTGGAACAGAAACAGAATCTGGCAATTTTAAAATTCACACGTTTACAAGTCCAGGTACTTTTACAGTAACAAACGCAGCTAGCGGCACAGATGCACCAAATAATGTTGTATCATATTTCGTTTTAGGTGGTGGTGGAGCAGGAGCGGCTGGTGACAGATCTGGTGGTGGTGGAGCTGGTGGATTTAGAGAATTTAAAGGTAGTTCAGATTGTTATTCAGCAAGTCCTAAAAATGGTAACCCAGGAGGAACAGCTATTACAGTTACAGCTCAAGCTTATCCAATCACAGTCGGAGCAGGAGGTGCAACAACACCAGGTGCTCCAGGATCTCCAGGATTTGTAGCAGGTAACGATGGAAGTGTTTCAACTTTTTCAACAGTTACATCCGCTGGTGGTGGTGGAGGTGGAGGTCCATGTGCTGGTAGATCAGGTGGATCCGGTGGTGGTGGTAGTCATAACAACAAATCAGGAGGATCTGGTAATACGCCTCCCGTTAGTCCACCTCAAGGAAATAATGGTGGAGCAGGAAACTTTAATGTAAACGCTGGTTCAGGCGGTGGTGGTGGAGCAGGCGCTGTAGGACAAGCTGCTTGTGGTTCACCTCCAGGTAGAGGAGGAAACGGTGGATGTGGAATGGCTACATCAATTACAGGAAGTCCCGTAACCTATGCTGGTGGTGGCGGTGGATCAGGAGACGCAGGTCCTAGATCAGGAGGACCAGGCGGCGGCGGTGCTGGAGCAGTTCCAGGACCTACAGGAGGACCAACAGGAGGTCAAGGTGTTGCAGGAACAGCAAATAGAGGCGCTGGTGGTGGAGATTCTGGTTTAAGTTCTACAGGTGCTCCTTTTAATGGTGGCGCTGGAGGATCAGGAATAGTTGTGATAAGGTATAAATTTCAAAGTTAGGTAAATTATGAGTGAAGTAAAAGTAAATAAAATTAGTCCAAGAACAAATTGTGGTACAGTTCAGTTAGGAGATAGTGGAGACACTATTACAATTCCTAGTGGTGTAACAATTACGAACAATGGAACGCAAACAGGTTTTGGAAGAACAGGAACTGTTGATTGGCAAACAGGCTCAATTAAAACATCAGACTTTACAGCGGTAAACACACAAGGTTTTTTTGTAGATACAAATAGTGGAGCAATTACAGCTACCCTACCTGCTGGTTCTGCTGGTGCGATTATATCTTTTCAAGATTACAGAAATACTTTTGATACAAATGCTTTAACAATTTCACCAAACGGTTCAGAAAAAATAAATGGTGGAGAAGGTGATGTCGTTTTAAACACTGAAGGAGAGGGTTTAACTTTAGTTTATATTGATGGAACTATTGGTTGGAGATCAATTCAAGATAATGTTTTTGCAGACCAAGGTGCAAATTTCTTAACAGCAACTGGAGGTAATGCGGTTGTAACTTGCGGTAATTTTAAAACACATATATTTACAGGTCCAGGAACTTTCTGTGTATCATCTTTAGGTGGAGGCACACCTTCTAATCCTAATAACGTAGATTATTTAGTAGTAGCAGGTGGAGGTGGAGCAAACGGAGCCGGTGGTTTTAGAATGTCTAACGTGCATGGTTTACCAAGTCCAACTACGTCACCATTGGCTAATCCTACAGGAATCACAGCTACAGTATCAGCTTTTCCAATTGTGGTTGGTGCAGGTGGAGCTCAAGGAGGAAATCCAGGATCAGTCTCAAGTTTTTCAACAATAAGTTCTGCAGGTGGTGGAGGAGGATCTGGTGCAAGTGGAGGATCTGGTGCAAGTGGACAAGCTTATGCACCTAATACTGTTGCTGCAGGAGCAGGCAATACTCCTCCAGTGAGTCCACCACAAGGAAATCCAGCAGGTTCAATTACAGGTTTGGCAGGTCCAGGCGGAGCTGATATTGCATTTAACGGTGGCGGTGGTGCAGGTGGTGCATCTAATAACATTACAGTTAGTCCAGGACCAGGAGCTTCAAGTCCAAATGCTGATGGAGGAATAGGATCTTTTATTGCTGATGCTTTTGTGGGTCCTACAGCACCAAGCTATGGTGAACCAGGTCCGGTTTCTAATACAAGATATTTTGCAGGTGGTGGAGCTGGATTTTCTCAAGTTGGTGCATCTTTTGTGGAGGGTGGCGTAGGTGGAGCAGGTGGTGGTGGAGATGGTAATACGGCACCAATGCCAAGTGCAAATGGTGAAGGTGGAACCAACACGGGAGGTGGTGGAGGAAAAGCATATAGTAATAATGATATGGCTGGAGGCAGTGGAATAGTGATGATAAGGTATAAATTTCAATAGTTGAATGGTAATTAAAATTAATATATAAGGAGAAACATTATGGCACATTTTGCAAAACTAGGAGCTAACAGTAAAGTTATTCAAGTGTTAACTATGGATAACGAAGAAATGAAAGATAGTGATGGTAAAGAAATTGAAGCATTAGGTCAGCAATGGCTTGAAAGACACAATAACTGGCCAGCACAAATGTGGATTCAAACTTCTTATAACACTGTAAATAATACACATAAATCTGGCGATAACTCAAAAGCATTTAGAGGAAACTATGCAGGTATAGGATACCTTTGGGATGAGGATGATCAAATTTTCTGGCCTAAAAAACCTTTTTCTAATTGGGTAAAAAATTACACAACAGCAACCTGGGAGTCGCCAATAGGCCCTGCCCCGGAACTGACAGAAGAGCAACAATCACAAAATCAAGCATACACTAATAGATGGCATTATGTTTGGAATGAAGATACCCAAGCGTGGGATTTGACAGACGATATGGTCTAATATATATTTGGTGGTGGTATGCAAAAGAAAGTATTAACAGAACAAGCTTTATATTATGGCGATGTGTCAATGCCTAAAGATTGGGACATTGATCGAGATAAATTATCAGGCGACATTTTACAATCAGTAATTAACAATAAAAATTTTCCGTTCTCACGAACGTTTGATATGTTGAATACTTATATGAGAGACCATATAAATTTAGAATATGGTTTTACTTTAATTAATAAAAATACTTGGGGAAATATTTATAAGCCTCAAGAAACTACAACACCATTATTAAATATAGATCCTTTAGATTTAAGGAATTCTCCTGATTATACTTTTTTATATGGTGTGCGTGTTGAAAATTGTATGGTTAGAATACACTATGAACATAATAGACGTAAAGGAAGAAGCTGGGATATACCATTAGAAAATAATATGTTTATCATGTTTCCATCTACTAATATGTATTACTTAACTAATAATCAAAAAAATAGTTTAAACACTGTATTAACTACAACTTATGAATATATCTAATCACTATTGGTATTTTAAATCTGCACTTACACCTAGATTTTGTGATGATGTAATAGAATATGCATTACAACAAAAAGAAGTATTAGCTAGAACAGGTGACTATGATAAAAAAGAATTATCAAAAGAAGATGTTAAAAATATACAGAAAAAAAGAAAGTCTGATTTAGTGTGGTTGAATGATACCTGGATATACAAAGAACTACATCCTTATGTGCACGATGCAAATAGATTAGCTGGTTGGAATTTTGATTGGGAGAGAAGTGAATCTTGTCAATTTACAAAATATAAATTAAACCAATATTATGATTGGCATTGTGATAGTTGGGATAAACCTTATGATAAACCAAATACACCAGAACATGGGAGAATTAGAAAACTATCTATGACTTGTCAATTGACGGATGGTTCAGAATACACAGGTGGTGAATTAGAGTTTGATTTTAGAAACTACGATCCACACATGAGAGACGAATCAAAACATAAAGTGCAATGTAAAGAAATTTTACCTAAAGGATCTATTATTGTATTTCCTAGTTTTGTTTGGCATAGAGTTAAACCAGTAAAGTCGGGTACAAGATATAGTCTTGTTGTATGGCATTTGGGTAGGCCTTTTAGATGAAAGTTTTAATAGTAGGTGGTGGCAGTGCAGGGTGGATGACTGCAGCAACATTAGAATCACAATTTCCAAATTATGAAATATCGTTATTAGAGTCAAAAAATATTTCAACAGTTGGTGTTGGAGAAAGCACTCTTGGACAAATTACTGACTGGATGAGATTACTTAAAATTGAAGATAAAAATTTTATAAAACATGTAGATGGTAGTTATAAATTAAGTATAAAATTTACGGACTTTTATAAAAAAGGAGAGTTTTTTCATTATCCTTTTGGATCACCTGCTGTGGCACAATCTAGAGCTGGGACAAATGATTGGTGGTTTAAAAAAATAGTAAATCCAGAAACACCTTATTCTGATTATGCTGATTGCACATATCCTTTACAGATGGCTTATGTCAATCAAAACAAATTTGATATAGATCAAGTAGTTAGAGCATATCATTTTGATGCAACTAAGTTTGGCCTTTGGTTAAAAAATAATTATTGTAAAAAAATAAAACATATACTTGATGATGTTGTTTCTGTTGAACAAGATGAAAATGGAATTAAGTCTTTAAATAATAAATACAGTGCAGATCTTTATATAGATTGTACAGGATTTAAATCTTTGCTTTTAGGAGATAATTTAAAAGAACCATTTGAATCTTACTCTGATATGTTACCTAACGATTCAGCATGGGCAACTAGAATACAGTACAAAGATAAAGAAAAAGAATTAGTTCCATATACAAACTGCACTGCGATAGAAAATGGTTGGGTATGGAATATACCTTTATGGTCAAGAATTGGCACGGGATATGTATACTCAAGTAAATTTGTAGATGATGAAACAGCACTAAAACAATTTAAAAAACATTTAGGACAAGAAGACTTAGATTTTAAAAAAATAAAAATGAGAGTTGGAATACATAATCGGTTGTGGGTAAAAAATGTAGTTGCTATAGGGTTATCCGCTGGGTTTATAGAACCTTTAGAAAGCAATGGTTTGTTTTCTGTTCATGAATTTTTAATTAAATTAGTTAGAAATTTACAAAGAGAAAAAATATCACAATGGGATAGAGATAATTTTAACTATCAATGCAAACAGATGTTTAAAGTTTTTGCAGAATTTGTAGCATTACACTATGCATTGTCACATAGAGATGACACTGAATATTGGAAAAGTTGTTTAAATAAAAGCTGGGAAAATAAACTTATAACTTTAGAGGGCGCAGACTACAAAGGCTTTAAAGATGCAGTGCAAAGAAGATCACATGATTTTAGATTTGATGATTATACTGGTCTACAAGCCATAGCAGCAGGGATGCACTGGGGTCCAACTGATATACAAAGTTTAATATTACATGGTAGATATAATGAAAAAAACATTGAAAAAGAATTTGAGAAATGTATTAATAATTTAAATGATAGAAAGAATACGTGTAATCAAATTGTTAAAAATAGTCCTAGTTTATTTAAGGTATTAAAAAATGTTCATAAATAATTATTTTCCAACAATCATATGGTCTGAAGATAAACCAGATTTTGTTACATCATTAAACAAAGCAAGTAACAAATATATTAAAGAAGCTCGTCAAAGAGAAAAAGAATACATAAAAAAATATGGTGACTTTGGGAGATCATATCACTCAACACCGTTGACACATGATAATGATTTTTTAGATTTTAGAAATTATATTGGTCAAAAATCTTGGGAGTATTTAGATCATCAAGGTTATGACATGTCACAATATCAAACTATGTTTAGTGAGATATGGGTGCAAGAGTTTGCTAAAAAAGGTGGTGGGCACCATTCTGCACACATACATTGGAATCAACACATATCAGGTTTTTATTTTTTAAAATGTAGTGAGAAAACTTCTTATCCTATATTTCACGAACCAAAGACTGGTGCAAGATGTACAAAACTAAAAATGAAAGCAGATTTAAAAGGCGTGTGGCCAGGTCATGATTTATTTAATTTAAAACCTAAGCCAGGCACACTAATTATATTTCCAGGATATTTAGAACATGAGTTTGCTGTTGATCATGGTAACGAGCCGTTTAGATTTATACATTGGAATATACAAGCTGTGCCGAAAGAAATGGCAAAAGATGTTTAAAAAGAAAAAGTATACAGTTATTCGTCAAGCTATATCAAAAGATCTAGCGTCTTTTATTGCAAATTATTTTTGTATACAAAAACAAGTTTACGATACTTGTCAAAAAGAAAAATACTTTTCTCCTTTTGAAAATATTATAGGGTTTTATGAAAAAGGCTCAAACGCTCAAGTGCCAAATACTTACGCTCATTATGGGAGTATTGTTATGGATACTTTATTACTTAAGTGTCAACCGAGTATGGAAAAAGCAACAGGTTTGAAACTATATCCAGCGTATACCTATGCAAGGATATATAAAAAAGGTGATGAACTTAAAAGACATAAAGACAGGTTTAGTTGTGAAATATCTACCACTATGAATCTTGGTGGTGATGATTGGCCTATATATCTAGAGCCATCTGGAGAAGAAAATAAAAAGGGAATTAAAGTAGATCTTAAGCCTGGAGATATGCTGGTTTATAGAGGTTGTGATTTAGAACATTGGAGAAATAAATTTAAAGGCAAAGAATGTGTGCAGGTTTTTCTGCATTATAATGATCGTAATACCCCGGGAGCAAAAGATAACATGTTTGATGGACGTCGACATTTAGGTCTTCCTTCCTGGTTTAAACGATGATATAATTCTTAGATGGGGGCTGTGTCACCACCACATACCCACAGCTCCCTTTTAAGGATTATAGTATATGTATTTTGGAGGAACACCCTTTGCAGCATCTCCTTTTGTTT